GATGTAGTTCTCGTTTTCCGAAGTCCGATTGTAGTAATTGATTTTCTGATTGTAGTTGTAGGCATCGTTAAATCGCCTATGTGCTATCGTTTCGATAGGTAAATCCATTCCATCACCTCTTTTCAATCAATAAAAAAAGCCACCTGCCGGTTAAGGCAAGTGGCTCAAGGCTCTATTCTTATCTGTTCATTTCTTTTAATAGATTATCTCGCTTCTTTTCTAAATACCTTTCTATCTGTTCGGGAGGACAAAATACTGGTTTTGGCAATACTGTTTGTTTCAAAATCCAATCCTCATCCGCATTGGTCAGATACTCCTTTTTCAAAAATTCACGAATATCAGATATTGTTTCATGGCTCATTTTGGCTCCCTTCTATATGTACCTTAACTTCCTCCTTACACCGCTTGCACCACAGGTACAAGTTAGCATCGTGTTTGATTTCCACCCGACACAGTTTCTTGCCACAGGCGGGACACAGTACCCATTTCTCCATTTTACCTCCTAAAGAACGCCTGTTCTACCCCTTAAATCGCCCCGTAGAGCGACTTTTATAGCTTGGTCGATACTTTATGCCTTTTAGAATTTAGCTGAACCGATTATTTTGTTACCTTCTTCAAAACAAAGCTGAAATTGCTCTCCGTCTGTTCCGCATATATGGTCTTGAAGTTCCCGTGGTAGATGTTGCGGAAGTCTGACATTGTGGTTTTCCCTATCTGCTTGTCGTATTCGCTACGATCTAAAAAGACCAATGTTTCCGGCTGAATGACTCGCTTGTGTGACGGGTCACCCCATATCCATACACCGCATGGCACAGATGCAAAGAACAATCCGTTAGGTTTGAGGATTCTGTAATACTCGTTCCATTCCGCAAAGAAAAACTCGTAATCGCCTTGATACGCTAAATGTTCTAATACTTGGTATGCGTGTATCTCGTCAAATTCCTCCGCTAAGAATGGGAGTGGGTGTACCGTCAAATCCCATACGATATCGGGGTTATGGTCGGGGTTAATGTCAAGTCTTGTTACATTCTCGAAGTCCTTGTTGCCTATGTAGATGTCCTTTTCGGTTCGACTACCACAACCCATTAGGAGTTCTTTCACTTCGCCACCCCCTTTGCTTGTGGGTCACCATCGTACATAAGCATACTGCGTAGCGCATCGTCTAAAGAGTTTTCCTCTTTCTTGGCCTCTGCTTTGTCTACTACCTTTTGTACCGTCTCCGTCACCGCTTTTATCGGTTCAAGTTTCGGCTGTTTGTCCTCTCGGACAGCATGACCGAATTTGAATCCGACAGAAAAGGCAACGACACAGGCAAGGAACACAAGCAAGCCGAATATGTAAGCTGTGAACATTTTATCCTCCTTAATAATTCATAAACCCCTTTGATACCTTAATATTCGTCAACTGGCTGATAATGGATTTCGGCTGTTGCAGTATTGTAAAGTCTGGCTTTGGTTTCTGCGGCGCAACTCCTTCCGCAACAAAGTCCTTTAGCCGTACAAGCGCTTGCGTTGTCATATCAACCATATCGTCTTTACTGGATTTCGGAAATCGCATCATTTGGTCTAAATAATCTTCCACCCACGGTGCATTTTTCGGCAACCATACATTCCCTGCCATTACGAAAGGCTGAATAGCATATGCTCTCGATTCCTTGCTCCCTAACGGCTCGACAGGCACGATTCCCATTATCTCTTGCCGTAGTGTGCTGATAATGGCTGAACCGTTCGCCTTGTCCTCTATCAGAACCATGTTCGCCTCGGCATATTTCCGCTTCATCAGTCGGATAACTTCCAATGTGCGAACAAAGTCCATTCGCTCGTTAATTAAGTCAAGCAGATAAACATTTGCACCACTTTTGCCCCATACACCGATTGCCACAAAGTCAGAGGTTTTCGTGTCCTTGAAAGCTGCGTCAACAGAGATAATCGTCTGGTACATGGTCGGCAAGTCATCGTAAAACTTGAACCAATCCCGCTTGAAGATATTGCCCCCTTGCATGACGGGGTTTCCTTGATACATAGCCTGCCATGCCTCTAAACCTTCGCTTGCTATGTATGAGGCTTTCATCTGGTCTTTCCATTCCCGGTCTTTGCCGATTTCAGGGAACAGAGCATCGCCAACCTCTCTGCCTAATATGTCGTTTTCCTCTGCTTCACAGGGGATATTGATATGCGTTACGTTCTTTTCCGTTTCAAGAATCTGCCCGGCAAGATCGGATTCGTACCATCGGGTCATAATAACAATAACTTTAGCCCCGGCTGCTAACCTTGTCTTGACGGAGGATTGCCACTCCTGCCATATTTTCTCTCTCGTAACGGCGGAATAGGCCTCTTCCCTGGTACGGATAGGGTCGTCAATAATCAGTAGATGTGCAGGGTTTCCTGTGATGCCCGCCATCATACCTCTTGTAATCATTCGCCCACGGTGTCCGGCTATTTCAAAATCATCGTTTGCTGACTTTGTTTTGCTGATTTCGAGGTCAAAAAACAGCCTACCGAATCGATCTATCTTCTCTTTGTTCCGTCTGCCGAATCGCTGTGCCAGGTCGTCACCGTATGCCAGTACGATAGCGGAACGGTCAGGGTTCTTGCACAGATACCATGACGGAAGCGTTTCCGTAATGCTTAATGTCTTGCCATGCTGGGGAGGTAAGTTCAAAACCATTATGTCGTAAGCGTTACCCGTGTCCGTTTCCACAAACTCCTGCACTCTATCGCATAAAAAAACGAGGTGCTTTCCTCGTTTCCAGTCCGTTTCTTCGTTGACGGAGGTGTGTACCAACTCCACATATTTAAGATAACTCTCCTTGACAGCCCTACTTCCGGCTATTTTCAAGGCAAGTTTGGCTTTTTTAAGCCGTTCTTCTTCCTTTGTGGACATAAGTTACCTCCTACTCGGTGTCTCGTCCTCCCCTACGATCTGATACGGGATATTGTTGTCCTTTGCGAATTGAATCTCAATTCCACAACCTCTACTTGATTCGTAATCGCCAAACACAAGCATGGAGTCACAGCGGTCTAACAGTTCCAAACACAGTTCCATGCCACGCTCATAGTCAAGGCAATCGTACATGAATCCAAAAGAGTGAACAGGGCTAATAAACACTTCTCCGTTATAGCATTGTGAGCACACCTTGATGATTTGCTCTATTTTCTGCTTGTTTTCTTCCTTGCCTCCGTAGGGATGGCTGACATAAATCATTGTCTAACCTCCCCCGCACAAGCGATATACCCGCAAGCATCAATATAGTTATCCGCTTTCGGCTGTCCTGTGGTGATTCTGGCTATCTTGAGTAGTGCCATCATGATTGCAACATCTTCTGCATCGAACGCACTCTCCATCCGGCAACCGATATAAGCGTTCCAATACTCGGCAATCTTCGCAAAGTTGTTCTCAGGGCTTCCGTACTGATCTTGCCTATCTTGGCAAACATACTTAATCGCCTCTTGTAGTATCTCTGCTCTTTTCATGATTTCCTCCTACAGCTTGGCATACATCCTCTTCCGTGTTCCATCCAAATAAATCACAGGCGTGTCCTTTGAGGCCGGCTTGAGCTCAAACATCTCTCCGTAGCCCCCGTAATTCAGAGTCGCGCCCGTATTAACAAACAACTTATCCACAGTGGCAACGCTTGAATTAGGCATATCAACCCTGTGAAATGCCTGTTTCATCACCATCGGCAAGTGAGTATGTGAGTGTATATAAATATCGGCATCTACTATGCTTGCCATATCCGCTAATCGGATTGCTTTTGCGCCTTCTTTTCGTCCACCACCCGAACCGTGGCAAGTGTAAATCGTATAGACCATTTTACGTTGTCGGTTGTTAAACCCGAACCGCATAAACACAAGACACGCTGCCTTGCTGAATCGGTCGAACATCCCCATCTGACGGGCAACAACTTCCATTAGGTCGATGCCCTCTTTTTGGTAGGTTCGCCTTTCATGGTTTCCGCTTGTTATGGCAATGATTTTATCTTTTAACGGCTCAAACATCTCTACCGCTGTCTGTATCTGTTGCATCGGTGGAATGTCCTCCGCATAAGAGTCTGATACAGAGGTCTTGGTTGCGTTGTTTAGAAGGTCGCCATTAAGAATGATATAAGCATTGTCCTTCTCTGCCACTTCTCGCAACCTCTGCTTTATCAGTTCGTGGTCTGTGTGGCAATCACCAAGGTGTAAATCTGCAAATATATGTAATTCGATCTGATTCAATGATTCCGATAAGTCTATTTTGATTGTCTGCATAGGCTTCTCCTGTCTATATTCCCGACTTGCCCACCCCAAAGTCTCTTTACAGAATATGTTTTTGTCCCCACTATGTCCTAACTGGCAAAGGCAGAAGGACTTGAACCTCCATCAACGGTTTTGGAGACCGCTGTTTTGCCGTTAAACTATGCCCTTATGTCGGTGATTGTGGCAAGGACA